AGAGAATGGATTGGTTCAAGAGATGATATAGTATTACCGGAGGTTTCATAATGGGATACGCTAGAATAATGACCGCATACGCAGAGTGTGCAGCAGATATGCTCGAAATAGAGAATATTAGAAAGACTGTTAAACAGATTAACAAGTCAAACAAACGTGCAGAAATGCGACACAATTACAATCCAATGACGGATGACCTTGTAACTTTTCCACAATATTATGTGAAACTTGCAGGACGTTATGGAAGGAATAACCCAAAATACAATAGTACTAAGGCAAATCAAGGATGTGTTCCTTTAGCAGATGCTGAAAGATACGATGTATATGTTTATCAAAGATAAGGAGTAAATATGGTAAATGGAATAAAACTAACTCACATCGCAACAGGATATCCAGAAGATATACCTTTAAACGCGAAAGAAATGCAATTGGCTATGGATAAGACAAACATTAATAAGTCTTGGGAAATGGTCGTAGCGAGCGTATACGCACGTCTAGGGATATGGATTGAAGGCAACTACGAGCTAGAAACCCTAGTCATAAATGGGGAGGAGAGACCTTTACATTAAATTATTTTCAAAAAGGGGGTTTACAAGATACCAAAAATACGGTATAATGATCCCCAATAATTAGGAGTTATTATGAATAGATTAGATTTAATCAAAGAAGCAGCACTAAAAGCAAAAGCTAAAAAGCTCGGTGTTGATGTAGAAGAGCTTAAGTTCCAAGAGACTATTAAGAAATTGGACGCACGTAAGGCTAAAATCAAAGCCGACCAAAAGAAGATCAAAAAAGATCTTACTTCACAAATCAAAAAAGCAGGTCATCTAAAATCCGGTTCATTGGATTTAAACAGACCAGAGAATATGTATTACTCAGAAAAAGAAACCCAAGATTGGTTCGAATCTTCTTCTTTGTTCGATGCATATAGTGCTAACAGATCTGCAGACGGAGATTATTAATATGATGTTCGTTGCCAACTTTTTAACACCAAAGGAAAAAACAAATTACAATGTAAGAGTTTCTTTCTTTGAATATGTACATTACTTAATAAACAGGAAATCTTTTTTACAAGATTTAAGTTTAAAGTATGATACTGATTTTAACCAATTCTATTTTAAAGGAGTGAAATTATGGATAGGTACTTAATTACAACCTCGTATTATATTTACGCGGATAATGATAAAAAAGCCAAATCGCTAGCAGGGTACATTAGCGATAAACAAAGAAAAATGTACGATAACAGATGCGAAGTTACAGAATTAAGAAGATGTGATTTCGGTAGATTACCAGCAGATACAAATTTAGCTGAAGGAGAACATTTATGATTAACGGATTTATGGATATAGGTCCAGAATTCGATAAGCTTGTCGGATTGCTTGAAAACCTAGATAGTAAACTAAATGACATTCAATCTCAGATTGATACGTTAGATAGTAGAGTTTCTAATATTGACAGTATAGAGAGCGAAGTTAGTTCCATACAAAGTACTGTTGATAATATTGAATCAATGTTATGAACGAGTATCTAACTGAAACAAATAAAGTAAATGGGGGTATACAAAAAGTGTACAAGTTCCCAAATGGTTATGGAGCTAGCGTTATTAAGCATAAAGGTTCTTATGGTTATTCAGAAGGACTATGGGAATTGGCTGTGCTAAACGAAGGCGAACTTTGTTATGATACTGAAATAACTAATGATGTTATTGGTTATTTAAACGACCCTGAAGTAGATAGATACTTAAGGAGGATAAACCAGTTATGAGATTATTATTAGAAAATTACGGCGATGTAAGAATATTCCAAGAAAGAATTTTTGGATATAAAAGATACATCGTAGAAGAAATTGACCCAGACTTTGGGTTTAGACACACTACGGTTTATTCCAGTTTATGGTATTCCTTAGATAGGGTAAAAGAAATCGTAGAGGAGAGATTAAAAAATTATGACGAAAAGAAAGCTTAAAAGGTTAGAAAAAGATATTCGTTCTGTAAAGCATTCTCTTGAGTTGGTTAGAACTATTGTACCTATGATAGTATTAATTTTACAAATCATTATATTAGGGAGGATAACATGACGGAGTATGATGGAAGAGTCGAAAGACAAAGATTGTTATTAGAAGCAGAAGAATGGGCAAAAGGAATTAAATCCTTACATGCACATAGTTTAAATTCAATGTGGTATGATAATAGACCACAAGATACAGAAGATGGAAAACATGTTGTTGATAAACAATATAACAATGGACTAATTCAAAGAACCTTAGACGATGGAACTACAGTATACTTTGGAGAGGAACTTGTAGGTGACGAATTAGTTAGAGCGTACGTGAGAGGGGGCGCATAGTTTTAAAAGTACTTTTTTATAAGTACTTTATGCCGGGTTTCCAACCCAACTAACTCCTTATAGGAAACCCGGCTTTTTATTAGGAATTATTATGAATGGATTTTTTGGAATGTTAAAAGAGTTAATTAAATGGATTGCAATCATCACTATGTTTTTGATATTCATACTTTGGATGGAAGGAGCTTTCACAAAAGAGTGTTTACAATCTATACTAGATATGGTATAATATAGCTATGGCGGAAAGAAAAAGAGTAAAAAATTTAGATGAGGTGTACATGGGGCCTGAACCAGATTTCAGAGAAACCCCACCACCCACAGACGAAAGCGAAAGACAAGCCGTACGTATGAAGGCTTCTCGATGGTATTCTTATTTCACAAATAAGAAGTTATATGCACAAAGAGTTCACAACTATTGTCAACACACTTTGGGTTTTTCTAAGAAAGAAATGCAAGCAATTAAGAAATGTCCTGATTGGAAATTATACATGGGACAGAAAGGACATTTCTTTGTTAGAATGACCGAACGAGGTTGGAACTTTGAAGAACAAAGCATAAATGAATCTCATGCATATCTAAAAGAATGTATGGAAGAAGGTAAAGAGATCTTAAAAAAGAATAAAGAAAAGAAAGATCTAAAACCAAAACCACCAGTTATTTCCCCACAAGAAAGAACAAGAAGAAAAGTTTTAAACACTATTGTTGGTGATTGGGATAGTATGGTCGTAGATAAATGGATGGAAGGAGAATTTGATAAAAAGAATATCCAGTTCCCAGTTTATAGTTTATTCCAAATGCATGGATTAAAAGGTGGACCAGCAATTAATATGTTTAAAGAACATGTTCAGTTTGAATATGATAATGTTAAAGGTGCTTATGAAAAGACTGACGAACAATTAGTAGAAGGTTATTCCCACATTAAGAAAGGTGACCAAAGAAAGATGTTAGACTTTATGGATAAGATCTTTGAAGAATGTGAACGTGTAAGAGATGCACAAAGAAATCAAAGAATGAGAACAAAGACACCTAAAGCAAGAGACAAACAAGTCGAGAAATTAAATTACTTAAAGGATTCAGAAGAGTATAAGATAGCTTCTATTAATCCTGTTCTTATACCTGGATCTAATTATATCTGGATGTATAATGTTAAACAAAGAAAGCTTACAGAGTTTATGACTAGTTCTTCGAACGGTTTTGAAGTTAGAGGTTCTACTTTATATAACTGGGAAGAAGGACGAGTTACTACATTGAGGAAACCAGATGAGATTCTGCCTCAGATTTTAAACAAAACAGTTAAACAAATAGATAAAATCTGGGATGGTTTAACTACTAAAATAGGGAAACCTACAGGAAGAATAAACAAAGATTGTGTTATTCTTCGAAGAGAATTATGGAAGAACTAGAACATAAGATTATGACTAAAAAAAGGTTCACCAAAGCTGTTGAAGCTCTAGTTTCTAAAAACAATATGACTTACCTTGATGCTATGACTTATATCGTAGAACAACGTGGTATGGATTATATGAATGTTAAGAAGTTATTATCTCCTGCACTAAAGGAGAAACTTACCAATGAAGCTACTGGATTGAATTTAGTTAAAGTCAAAAAGAAAAACACTTTACCAGTTTAGGGGTTTACAAACCTCGTGTACTATGGTATAATAGTACTTTTATTATGGAGAAATTATATGGCAATGATTAATTTGGGAAGTTCAATGCGCTACGGTCCGTCAGGTAAACGCAGAAAAACAAACGCTTGGACTACAAAAAAGAAAAAACCAACTATGGCTCAACCTTTAAAACCATGCCCGAACGCTCTCGCTCGCGCGGCCGAAGCACAAAGACATAGGGAAATGTATCCTTCTTGGACAGGTAAATCTATTTATTCTGCACCAGAAGATCAATCATACAAACAAGAGGTTAGTAAAAACTATACAGTTTCTATAGCATACAACAAAGGTGCATACCAAGTTATACCTAAAAAAGAGATTAAGAGTATTGGAAAATGATGGATCCGTTTGAGGTTTATAAATTATACAACGCAATAAAATTACACTTTGAACAAGATAGTTACGATGCGATAAAGTATAACTATAAGACTACGGTTAATCCTCAATCGTTTTTTAAAAGAAAAGACAAATACTTTTTTGCTAAGTTAGGTAAAAACCAAAAAGACCTACAAAACTTTTTTGTATTTAACTTTATCGAAGACATGAAATATGTTGGAGACATGATGGATATAGAAGGACAACAAAACTATACCAAACATAAAAAGATACATGAATCTATACATCGTGAGTTCGAAAAAGATATAAATACTATTACAGAACAATTCGATAATCTGCTGGTGGTGCACACTATAAACACTCCACCCAAGATTATTGAAATGTGGATGGAAGAAGAAGTATCACTGGAGACAGTGGTTATTCTAAATTCATTAACGGACTTCATACGTGTTGAAGGGAAGAAGATAACCGAAACTTTGTTTTGGCCAGACGTTTCCCGAAAGATAACAAAGTATGGTCCATTCGTAAACTTCTCTAAAGAGAAATGTTTAAACATTATCAAAAAGAGGTTTACAAATACCGCGTAATGTGGTATAATAAGTTATATATTATGTGTAAGTGGATAATTCAGTAATACAATGCAATACGGAGAATAATATGTCATTTGCAAACTTAAAGAGTTCGCGAGGCTCGTCAATCGACCAACTCGTAAAAGCAGCGGGAGCTGTTTCAGAAAAGACAGAAACTAAATCATACGTTGATGATAGATTCTGGAAACCCACTCAAGATAAAGCTGGTAATGGTTATGCCGTTATTAGATTCTTACCTGCGAAAGAAGGTGAGGACTTACCTTGGGTCAGATACTGGGACCATGGTTTTAAAGGACCAAATGGTCTATGGTATATTGAAAATTCTTTAACTTCTATTGGACAACCAGATCCTGTATCAGAAATGAATACACAACTCTGGAACACTGGAAGAGAAGAAGATAAAGCTATAGCAAGAGAAAGAAAAAGACGTTTACATTACGTTTCAAACATCAAAGTTATTTCTGACTCTGCTAATCCATCTGCAGAAGGTAATGTTTACCTTTACAGATTTGGTAAGAAAATCTTTGATAAAATCATGGATGCTATGCAACCACAATTCGCAGACGAATCACCGGTAAATCCGTTTGATTTCTGGGAAGGTGCTGATTTTAAAATTAAAATTAGAAAGATAGATGGTTGGACTAACTATGATGCTTCAGAGTTTTCACCAACAAGTGCACTACATAATGGTGATGATACTTTACTAGAAGAAACATACAGTAAGCTTTACAGTTTATCAGAGTTTACTTCACCTAGTAATTTTAAAACTTATGATGAGTTAAAAACTAAATTGAATAGAGTACTTGGTGTAAGCGCAGGCGTAAGTATGCCTGAACCGTCAGTATCTAATGTAATGGAAGAACCTGAAATTGCTACTGCATCAGCAGTATCAGAACCAGAAAGTACTTCTGAAGAGGATGATACTCTAAGTTATTTTGCTAAACTAGCAAATGATTCGTAAAAACCTATAGGGTTTTTCGGGGCTTAAAAAGAGCGCCACCGCGCTCGGCCCCTTTTTTTATGCGTGTTAGGAATTCAATTATTATAGATATAGTTGAGATCCCAAGAGAAGGGAAGAGAGTTTTTAATTACCAGGACCAGAGTTACCAGCACTGTGAGGACGTGGTTGAATAACTAAGACTGGAGCATTGGATATGGTCTTTACGTTTTGATTGATCCCAGTATTTACTTGTGGTGATTCTGATACGTTCATTCCTTGAGCTTGTGGGGTAAGAGTTTGAAAATTAATTCTTGGAGCAATCTGATTAAATGTTTCTTCTAAACTTTCAAGTTGTTCGATTGCGTCTTGTATACCTACTACTTCTACTTTAGCTATAAAACTTAAATCCTGATCTATTTTTCCAAGCTGTTCTAAATTAGATAATGCAGATTTTTCTTCAGGACCTAACTGAAAATCTTTTAAAAGACCTAAAGCTACTTTTGTATAAACGTCAGCATTTTTTTCTAAGTTAGCAGTTGACATCAACTCCAATCCACCAAATCCAAATATCATTCTATTTAAAGCTTCACTAAATGTTTCTAGACCTGGTCCTATAAGTGTTAACGGTCTAAGTTCATCTGCTATTTTTTCGAATTTGCCTCTTCTATCACCGCCTTCTCCAATACCAAACCATGCAAAAAGATCTTTTCCTGAATTTATTATTCCCTCTCCTAAATCAACCACCGCTCCTGTAACTGAATCAATGAGTTTACCACCAGTGAATATTGCTAGTCCACCACCAAGTGCTGCTAGTCCACCACCTGCTGCCGCTAGATTAGCGCCATCTATAGTATTGAATTCTGTTAAACCTCTTGCCACACCTTTCATTAGACTTTCAAGTTTGTCCCCATTACCTATTAAGCCCCCAAGAAAACCACCGACTGAAATACCTGTAAAGAATGCCCCAATAGCAAAACCAGCAGCGCCAATACCAAGTGTTGCACCTAATGTTGCACCACCTGCGACTAATGCGACTGGAGTTCCAACGCCAGTTGCTAATGAGCCACCTGCTACTGCACCGGCCCCTGCAAATATTCCGGTTAGTGCGAATAATCTTTTTGGTATAGTATCAAGAGCTGATAAACCACTTGCAACGTTTGTCATTAAAGACCCAAACTTGGAACCATCTCCAGCAAATACTGTACTTAATGAACCAGACATTGATATACCGGTGAAGAAAGCACCGATTGCTATACCAGCAAGAGCCATACCACCGGTTATACCAACCATTCCTGCTAAAGCTAATCTTCTTCCTTTACCTGTAAACTGCATTGCACCGGCCGTTCCAAATACTCCAGCACCTATTAGTGTTCCTAGAACTCTAAATGTATTTTCATTTTCGACAAGTGGATCTATTATTTTAACTAATCCTTGAGTTGCATTTTGCATATTTGTTAGCTCAGAATCTCCAATATTCATTAGAAGATCACCTGCGGTTAGTCCTAAGAAGAAACCTGATATACCTGCACCGACTGAGAATAAGCTTTTAGCAACACTTGAGTTTGCCATTGTAAACTTACTTCCGGTAAATGTACCTTTAAAAGTTTCTGCAGCTAATAATAAACCAATTGTGGTAATAGTAGCGGGTGTCATAGCACCCAATGTCATGTTGAATCCTTTTACGGCTCTTACGTATGTACTGTAATCTGCTTCACCAAATAGGAATTCTACTCCCTCTATAGCTTTAGCACCAAGAAGGAATCCTGAGAAGAACATACCAATACCTAATCCAACACCAGCCATTGCAGCTGCAAATTTACCAGCCGTTGCAATACCAAACCCTTTACCTTTCCTAGTTAAGGCTACAGCAAAGAATCCAGCCGTAATTAGCGTCGCGATAGTAGCAGTGTCAAGATCTTTTAATATGACACCAAGTGTTTTAGAAACCTCTTTAACTTGTTCGGTATCAATATCTTTCATGAAGCCGCCAACTAGTTCAACAGATTTAAATCCTAAGAGCAGTCCAGCTGCTCCTAATCCAACACCTAGACCTACACCAAGTAATGTAGATCCAATAGCTATTCCTATACCAGCTCCTGCAGAGGCTAGACCCCTAAACAAGAATCCTAATCCAAATAATCCCCCAGCACCAAATCCTCCTTTTTTTCCGGCCTCTGCGTCTGCAGAAACAGTGACTGATGCTTCTATTCTTTTGAATACCTCTAATAATTCTTTTTCTCTTTCGGCTTTTTTAAGATCCTCGATTGAACGATCTTGGTCTTCATCTTTTTCAAGTCTAAGTAATTCAGTGTCTGATTTAAGCATTTTTGTGTTAACATCTAAAATGCCTTGTAATATACTTTTAACACTAGTTAGTTCTGACGATATACTGCCTTCCAGCATCTCTGTTTGTGCAGAAAGTTTTTCTTTTATTTGTAAAAGTACGTCAAGCTCACTACTTGGAACTTCGCCGTTATCCATGTTCGGCTTATCCCTCTGCAGATCAGCGTCTTTTTTTATATCGTCTTCAGCCATTTACTGTTCCTTTATTTTCCGCCGAATGCTTTACCAGCTTCGCTAATTCCAAATGCACCTAATGTGACTACTACAAACGATGTGTAGATTGTTTCTGATACTTTTAAATCTATGTCCCATGCTAATGCAGTGACTAAGTCTGTAATACCAAATACAGTCATCAAGAAGAATGATATAAATCCTATAATAGATTTTTCATTAATATCGTTATCATCTAAAAATAAGTCAATCATTTTTCTCTTAGGTGGTGCTAATTGAGCTTTAGCTTTTCTGGCTTCTTCTTGCATTTCGACAATAGTGTCTTCAGCTTTATCAAGCTTATCGATTAAAGACATATACTTGTCTAAATCTATTTCGACTTCGTTTCTACTGTTATCGTTATTCTCTGCCATTTTCCTATCCTAATTTATTGTTGTTACTATTCTGTTCATCTATCCACTGCTTTAACATTGTAAGATAAACCTCCCGCTCCCACGGCATCATATTTTCAAGTTCAGTCAAACTATATTGATGATGCTGCATCAAAGCAAAATTAGTCTGATAATGATTAATTAAATTATCGTGCGAAAGGCTTAGGTAAAAAAACTTTGGAGACCTCTTAGCTCTATTTTGTTTTCTTTTCCACATTTATCACATTCATATTCCATATCGTATGTTAGCATTGGCATACTATTAAAAAAGTTTCCAACCTTTTTAAATTGTTCTGTGGATAAGCCTTCGATGAATTCTTTAATTTCATCTTGATTATCATCTGTCGCTTTGTATACATTATCTTCATCAAATATATTTTGTACACTTGCAATAATTAATTCCATAATACCTTCTACTGTCTCAATTGCGTGTTCTCCAGACATTTTGAGCAGTGTCTTTGTAGTAGGATGCATCATCGTGATGCCTACTGTATCACTTAACTTAATTACTTTATCATCCGGATTCCAATCAGAAATTTTTATATCTTTGATATCAACAGAAACCTCATTCTTGTCGTGGTCACAATGTTGGCATTTTGCCATTAATTGAATCGTTTCCCCGACTGAGATACCTCTTAATTCTAAGAATATTTTTTCTACATCATATCCAGCTAAATCAGACATTTCTAATTCTGTTTCAATACATGCCTCAAGTAGCGATGATATTGCCATTGTTATTTGTTCAGCGTCTTGCGATTCTAAAGCTAACAATAACAATTTTTCTTCTTTGACCGTGTAAGGTCTCATTATAATTTCCCTTCCATCAGACGGTAAAGTCGTCTTATGTTTAGGTAATTCAAGTTTTGGTAAAGCCATAATTTATTTCTCCATTATGTGAATAATCCTCCAAGGGTGTCACCAATAGCACCAATGGAAGAGGTTAAAGCGTTTTCTGGTTCATAATAATCATAAGACCATCCAACGGTTAATTCGTGAATACTGTCTGTTGCAGTATTGTCTAAAGCCATTTCTCCAACCTGTGTTGGATAAGCGTTAACTAATTTTACTCCATATACAGGTTGTCCTTGTTTATTTACTTGTTGAATCCTAACATCTGTACAATAACCGCCATCACCTCTTTTATAATTTGCGCGGTAATCTCTTGTGTCAAATATATGATTCATCCAGGAATCAAACATAGTCTTCATGTACATATCATTTGTAACATAGAAAACCATATTTATATCTCCATCTGATTTTCCTGTAATGTATTTTTTACTTTCTCTTTGTGCTTGATATTCTGCACTGTTTAAACTTCTTGATGGGAAAGATGCGTTCTTACATAGGATACTAATATCTCTTGGATCGCTAATAAGTGATTTCCAACTAAAACTATTATTAATTATATTACCTAATAGGTTAGTGGGATTTAGATTTAATAATGAAACTGTTGGAGGTGTAAAGATTACATTAAATCTATTACTTGGTGCTACACCACCATGTTTTGCAAATTGAGCTTTCATTGTATCTAGTCTATTTGGCATTAGTACATATTCCTACTATATCTCCAAACTGTATCTCTGGAAACCTTTTTGAAATTATCTATCGGTAAAAAGATAGCTATTTCCCATTCTGTCATTGGCACTCTAGCCATATTTCCCTTTACATGTTTAGTTAAATAATGTTTAAAACACGGTTTAAACTCCTTAAACTTTGAAGCTTTCTTTAGTAAGTCATACCTTAAAGCTCTTAATCTTGTTGTTTCTGTCATCTTTTTTGGAGCTAAACCCATTAATTCATCAAGAAAATTTGCTCTAACTATAGGTGAAAGATAGTGTAAATTCAGTCCATGGAATCCACCTGGAGCTGGTTGTACCATTATAGTTAATGGGAATGTATCGTAGTAAGGTAAAGTCTTTTTAAATTTTGGATCGTAAACATACATAACCATGTCGCCAACATCCGGATTCTGTTTTCTTTTTAGAACAGGATCGCTCATTACCTTTGTACGTGATACATTACCAAGCTCGCCAACCTTTTTACGAAACCAATTCATAGAATCTTTAGACCTAGGAATTATCTGGTTACGGTATGCACCTGCCTGTAGTGTGTCAAATAAACTTGCCATATATCTATTTATGAACCTGTCTTGAGTAGTTTGATCCCTAAATTCTTTAAAGTTTCCTCAGTCCATACCTGGAACTTCCAACCTTTATGTTTTGCAAACTGATCAGCTGATTCCCATTTATCCTGATTTTTAATGTATGTCATAACCTCATTAATATATCTTTTAGTCTTTCTTTTAGGTTCTTTTGGTGGTTTAGTCTCTTTCTTTGGCTTAATTTCAACTAATAATATTTCACCATTAGTCATTTCAACAAATAAATCTATGAAATATCTGTGCATTTTTTTATCCGTACGTGAAACATAAGGTACAACAACCTCTTCGCTATTCCAAGCTTTTACATTTGGATTCGATTCACACCATTTGAAACATTGTCTTTCCCAAAGTGATCTGTACACCACATTGGTATAATCGCCGATATATTTTTCGGGCTTAGTAATTTTAAATCTGCCTTTGTAACTCATATAAATACTCTTATAAGAAAATTAATTCTATTCTATTTATAACGGAAAAAAGTATGTCCAACGTAATAGCTAATAACATCAAACAAATGAAAAACCTTAATCTTGAAAAGGTAAAGGAAGGCGCTGGTAAAATAGCAGCAAATAACGCGTCTAATGGTCAACTCTTTACAACTGCAGACAATAAAATTAAAGCCAAAAGAATAATGCATTGGCCTGATAATTTAAGAGAAGATGGAAGAGAAGTTGTTAGATTCTCTGTAAGAAAAAGATCTGATTTAGATAATGTGCCGGGAGCTATATATCTTTATAATGCCCCAGGATTTTCTTTAGCTGATACAGCACAATATAATGGAGATTCTTTTGGTCTTTATGGAAGATCTAGTTTAGAAGCTGTTGATTTTGCAACTGATTTTACTAATGCAGCGGCAAATGAAACTAGCTTTAAAGCGCTTGACTTTGCAAAAGGAATTGGTATTAATTTAGCTCAAACCGCACAGACAGAGGGATTAGATGTTGGTGCTGTTTTAATGGGTCAATTAGGAACAGCTGGTAAAGCAATACAAACAAAACAAGGTAAAATATTAAGTCCATTTAATAATATTACATATCAGGGACCAACTATGAGAGGATTTACTTTCCAATATAAAATGGTTGCTGAAACAGAAGATGAATCAGATATGATTCGTGACATAGAAAACACATTTAGAAAATATCTATATCCAAAAGAAGCAGTCGAAGGATTTATCTTAGAATACCCACCATACTTTATGATTCAATTTTTAAAAACACAAATAACTGAAGAAGGAAATTTTGAATTAGTAGAAAACGAATATCTTCCGTTCTTAAAATTATCATATTTACAAAGTATGTCTGCTACATATAATGGTGGATCAAACGCTTTTCATAATAAAGGTCAGCCAATTGAATTAGATTTATCTTTAACCTTTGCAGAAGCAACAATGCAAACACGTGATTCTCTATATGAAAGCGGCGATGACGCACCAGAATACTTAGAAGATAGAAGGAGAGAAGGTATTACTAGTATGTTTGATGGAACTAAGAAAGAGACAACTGGTGGTGGTAAAAAACCTACATTTAATCCTAAGCCAGGAGGATTTAGATAATGTATTTTAATAAATTTCCTAAAATTAAATATGACTTTAACCGTGATGGAATTATTAATAATGTAGTAGATATATTTAGACAAGTAAGACCTTTACAGAATTTTGTAGATGAATTTACGTCATACCAATATATTACTATTCCTGATGGAGATAGACCAGACGTATTATCACAACGTTTATACGGAACACCAGATTTTTATTGGACATTCTTTATTGTAAATGATTCATTACATGATGGAATTGGTGTATGGCCAATGTCTATGATTGACCTAAACGAATATATTGAAAAGGAATATGAAGGGTTCGCATTAGAAACAAGACCAGATTTAGTAACAAACACAGATGATGGTGTTATAGAATTTAAAAATAGTTTAGCAGGAAGATTTACAGTAGGACAAACAATCACGGGAGCGACCTCGGGCGCGACGGGTACGCTCGTACGAAAGGATATATATTTAAATCAATTAATCGTACAAAACGTGACAGGAACATTTTTAGGAGCTGGAGATAATAATACTCTAGAAAATATATCAGGTAATAGAGTGGACGAATTAGGAAATGTTACATTGAGCACAGTACAATGTTTTAAAGCTTGGAAGTATGCAGACGCTCCACATCACTATTATGAAACAGGAGATGGTAAAGAAGATTCTGTTACAAGACCAGATGGAAGTAAAACATTTGGAATAGAAGCTCATGTAAGTAATGCTAATTTCTTTTCTGTTCCCGATAATGCTAGTTTGGCATTACAACTACAGGAAGGTTCTGTGGCAGCTCCGCAGTATGTAAGTAACAGACAATATGTATTCGATTTAAATGAACAAAGATCTAAGATAAGAGTTATAGATCCAAATATAATTGTAAAGTTTGATGAAGCATTTAGATCATTGGTTAAATAATTATGGAAGCATCTTATAATATAGGGGCGGGTGGAAAACACGTTCACCCAAACAGCTATTCAATAAAACAGTTTGAACTGTTTCCCCACAATGTAAAATTTAGACCACCAGAAGCTGATGAAGAAGAAAGCCAAATAGTTTCCGAAACTAAGGCACTTACAAATTTAGCTATGACAGAATTAGGAGATGCTCTGAGTGGAGGTCCTTCAGCTGATATATTAGGCGCAGTCCAATCATTTTCATTTTCAGAAAGTATAACCCAACCAAGTATTATGGGAGAGGTTATTATTGTAGATGCTACTAATATGATTGAAAATTATAGAATACAAGGCGGTGAAAAAATAAGAATAGTAATAGTTCAGGATTTACCAGAAGAACAAAAAGAGATAATTCTTTCCTTATACATTTCTGAAGTATTGGGAATTCGAAAAAAGTCAATAGGTGGTCAAACATATAAATTAACCCTAGTTACAAAAGAACACTTTCAGAATGCACTAATGAAACTAAATAAACATTTTAGTGGTACCGCAGTTAATATAGTAGAAGGTATTATTAAATCAGAATTAGGTGGAAAGATTGCTGAGAGTTCTATTCCAGCACCTAGTGCTATTACTTCAATTATACCTGAAGGAACAATAAACCCAGATCTAGCGTCTTCAAATAAACTATCAGGAATATATCCTAAATTAAGACCCTTTGATGCAATTAATTGGATTTTAAGAAACGCACATGATACACTTACACCTATTTTCTTATATCAAACATTACAGGGATATCCAGGATATACATTAAAAAGTTATAGACAAATGATAGCAGAAGGTGTATATTCACAGTATAATAATAAACCTTTTGGACTAACTCAAACAATAGAAGATAAGGATTTTTACGATTTACAAAGAGAAAAGATACAGAATTTTTCCGTAAATAGTTATTCTGATAAAATGCAAAAAGCAAGAAGGGGTGTTTATGCTGCAACTGCAGAAGAAGTTTCTATTGATAATAAAAAGCATGAGACATACGAATATACGTATACAGATCCTACAAAATTAAATGATTTTAAACCTTTTACAATGACCGAATCTCTCGGTGGAGGATTTACTAGACTAAATGATAAAGAATATATTAACTCTAGAAACTATTTTATTAATAGAGATTCAGACTATCATCAAAATCTTGCTACATTCCTTCCACAAACAGTTGCTTCTTTTGAAAATTTAAGTGATACATCTATGACAATCCAATTGTTTGGTGATCCAAACTTATCACCTGGTAAAGTTGTAGAATTAAATATGTTTAAAGATCAGCCAGAAGGTACATTAGAAAAAGATAAAAATATAGACAATGCATTACTTGGCGGAAAATATCTAGTATCAGCTATTACACATTCCTTTGCAGTTACAGGATATTCAATGTCAGTTAATTTACTAAAAGATTCTAGTAGACTAAACTTTGAGGAGAGAACAGAATTATGAGGAAAGACGGATTTTTAGGAAATGAGTTTCATTGGTTTACTGGGGAGATAATTAGTTACCATTCAAAAAATAAAGTAAGAGTATATTGTCACGGGTATCATCCAAAAGGTTTACCAGATAATCAATATCCATTTGCACACGTTATGCTTCCAACTACTGTAGGAGGAACAAGTGATAGGGCAGCTAACCATAGCTTAGAAAATGGTTCATGGGTGGTTGGATTCTTTCGTGATGGACCAAGTGCACAAGACCCTATTATTATAGGATCTCTTCCATCTACTGACGATGGAACTGGTTCTTCTGGTGATAAAAAAGTATATGAGTTTCACGGTCATAGATTAAGTTATGAAGATGGTGGTTCAATTATAATAAAACATCGAATAGGTTCTACAATTGAAATGGATCAGCTTGGTGATATAAAACTTACACCTGCACTTGGTAAAAAAGTAATAATGCCATGACGGATATACCAAAAACAGAAGTTCCACCAATGGAATGCCCGAATGTATTATTACCAACCCCCGCAAATTTATCTAACCTGTTTGGGACATTAGCAAGTAATGCTGAAAGAATGGTCCTATCAGAAATAGAAGAAATAAAAGAAGAAGGGGAAAAGATAAAAGAAGTAGTAGAGGATATAAGAAAAACATTTAGTCCTTACGATCCAAATTTTAAAGGAATATCTATTCCTGAAAAAGAATTTGAGATAATGATTCAAAGACTAATAGAAGAATATCACATGTATATTCCTGCAAAGATATTAGAGTTATTAAGTTCCGTTGTTCCAAGTGTTATGGTTCCAATACCGGGATTAGGAATATCGGTTGATGTAGTAAAAATAGCAACTGATAGAGAATATTTAAATACAGTAATAGCAGAAATAGAAGATGTAGATAAATTCTATGACTTATTACCAAGTGAGTATAAATTATTTAATGGAGATTTTGGATTAGAATCAAAAGAACTAAAGAAAAAACAAATACAGGATTTTATAAAGAACGAGGTAACAAAGGCACAGAATAATTTAATGTTTGGTGGGTTCGGTGCTTTAATTGGGACTTCTCCAACAAAAGAAGTTTGGGAAACTTTATCTTTACCTGGATTACCTAATCCTTTAAATTTAGATGTTAAGGGTTCGATTGACGCAGCTCTTGCAGATGGTAAATCAGATTTAGAAAAAGTAAAATCCTTAAAAGAAATAAAAATAGAAGGGTTCGATATAACAGGATTATTAGGCGGTGAGTTTAATGATATTATTGATAGTACAGAATTTAAAGTTGCTAGAATAAATCAAAAATTAAAAGAGTTTGAAGCTTCATGGCAAACCTTTTTATTAAAAACGTGGATGGGAAAGGTTACAGAATTTTTTAGTAAGATAGGATTAGGACAATTAACAGAATTACTTAATATAGATTTTTGTAAGTTTTGTGAACTAATTGGATTACCTAAACAATTAACTTTGCCGGCTAGTGTTACAGCAGTCGCAAATGAATATGTTAGTCCATTAAGTAATCAAACTGTTTCAATAACTCCTTACAATCCGCCACCAGAATAAGTATAAATAGATATATGAGTTATTCAGATAAATCAACAACAGCAAGCGTACAGGTTTCTACAGTTAGAAGAAAAAAATCTTTTGCGGATCTAGATTTAAGTTTACCAATACATCCGTTAAAGAAAGATATTACTCCTTTAAAAGATGATGAGGCTATAAAAAATGCAGTTAAGAATTTAATATTAACTAATTTTTATGAAAGGCCTTTTCAACCAGATAAAGGTGCTAACTTGGTTGCATTACTTTTTGAACATGCAGATTCTTTTACAGCTTTAGAAATAGAAGAAGCAATAAAAGATGTATTAAGAATATATGAACCAAGGATTAGAGTAAAAAGAGTAATATGTAATGATGATACACAATTAAACGCTTGGAGAGTAACAGTTAACTACACCATAAAATCTTTTGGTATTCCTTCAAAGGTAGGTGTTGTATTAAAAAGGTTAAGATAAAATGGCTACAGATTTAAAAATTACAGACTTAGACTTTGCAGATATTAAAGCAAATCTAAAAAATTACTTAAAACAACAAACAGTTTTTCAAGACTACGATTTCGATGGAGCTGGACTTAATGTTCTATTAGATGTTCTAGCTTATAATACCCATTACAATGCCATGGCAGCTCATTTATCATTAAATGAAGCTTTCCTTGATTCTGCGCAGATAAGAGGAAACGCAGTATCAAGAGCTCGGATGTTAGGATACGTTCCTACTTCCGAGCAAGCGCCAAAGGCTCAAGTTGATATGGTTATAGATGCCACAGACGTTCCCGCAGAAAATAGACCAGCAGCTTTAACACTTAAAAGAGGAACAAGATTTTCATCTACAGTCACAGGATTACCATTTCCTTTTGTTTCAACAGAGGCTTCAAATACAACTTTAGTTGGTACAACATATACATTTTCAAATGTTAAATTAGCAGAAGGTAATTATAACTCTATTAAATACAGAGTTGATAATGATATCCAAATACAGAAACACCAAATACCACATAAGAATGTAGACATCAGCACACTTCGCGTACGTGTGCAGGCGAACGAAGAATCTACTTCTTTTGATGTTTATACTAAATTCGAAACATTATTAAATGTAGATTCATCTAGTAAGATATATCATATACAAGAAAATAATGCAGGATTCTATGAAGTATATTTCGGCGATGGGGTAATAGGTAATAAACCACAAAATAATAATATAGTTACATTGGATTATGTACACACATCAGGTCCAGAAGCTAACGGAGCAGGAAAGGCAATCGGATCTGTTGGTGAATTTAGTTTAACTGATACAGTATTATCTGGTTCGTCTGAAACAATTACAACAAAGATCGTAGCTTCAGGTGGATCAGATCAAGAAGGTTTAGAATCTATTAGGTACAACGCACCTATTACATTCTCATCACAAAATAGAGCAGTTACAACAGACGATTATAGAGCAATTATAAAAAATAACTTTTCAAATATTGCTTCTATTAATACTTGGGGAGGTGAAGATCAAGCCATTCCAGATTATGGTAAAGTCTTTATAGCTATTCGACCGAACACCGCAGAAAATTTAACAAGTGCAGAAAAAACAGAAATAATAAACACAATTTTAAAAGGTAAGAACGTAGTTTCTATTACTCCTGAAATAGTTAATCCAAATTATTCTAAGTTAGAGTTAGACGTAGTATTTAAATATAATCCAAACCTAACTGATAGAACTGCAGCAGATCTAGTAGCAGTCGTAAAAGATACATTAGATGATTATTCATTAAATCAATTAAATAGGTTTGATGGTATATTCAGACATTCAGAAGTATTAAGAAACATAGACAAAGCAGATCCAGCTATTGTTAACTCAACAGTAAGACCTTATATGTTTCAAAATATTACACCAACAGCAAATCAATTAAATAACTTTACATTGACATTCCCAGGAACATTCTTTGTACCGGGCGGAGCTACTCAAAGTGTTATAGAATCTACTTCTTTCTCTCAAGGTGGAGTAGATAATTTCTTTAATGATAAAGCTATCGATGGTTCTACAGAAAGACAAATATTTGCTTATAAATTAGTTGGTGATAATAAAGTTACAACAATTGAAAATTGTGGAACAGTTAGTCCATCAACAGGAACAGTAACCTTAAATAATTTTAGCCCAGTAGACGTTACAGCAATTCGTGTAACAGTTCAACCTAATTCATTGGATATTGCTCCGAAGAGAGATCAGATATTAGAAATATCCGGTTCCAGATTAACAGTAACAGCAGAAGAAGATCTAATCGCAACTGCTGGTTCTTCAGGTTCTATAGATTATACAACAACATCAAGGTTTAGATCATAATGCCACAATACGGTTCAGACTCGACAAACCCTAATTACATTGAAAGTGTAGGGTCATTAAAGAGAAAAACAAAAGAAGATATACGTATCGACTCTTTGATACCACCTGCCATTTTAGAAAATGCTGAAAATACTGATGGCTCTCCAGATATAAAAACTTTATTAGAACACTATTATAAGTTTATGAATATGGATGAGTTCATCTATACGGCAACTGAAACTTTTACAGATTTAGTTGCTCCATCTGGAACATACGCAGGTAAAGGTAAAGCCGTGTTCAGAGTTTCAGATCCAAATAATGATAATAATGAATTCTTTCAAACAAATGCAGCAATGCAACTTAAATTTGGTGATACAGTTATACCAATAACAGGATTAAGTACACCGGTTATTTCAAACGGTAATGAATTACCTGGTTCTTTAAAAAATACAGCAGTTAGTACAGGTAAGACATTAACCATTGATAATTTAGATGCGACTTATGTAAACCAAAACGTAACACTAACAACACCAATAACTTATTTTGTTGGTCCTGGACCTAGTTATATTCTTAACGCTATTGAAGAAGCTATGAATATAGATTATAATGATGATGTATATCTTTCAGCTATGCAAAAAGAAATAGCTTCAGCGATTCCTAAAAATTTAACAAGTGTAGAAAAAAGATCCTTATATAAAAACATTGTTGAATTATATAAGCTAAAAGGTTCATCAGATTCGATAGAAATATTTTTTAGATTATTATTTGACGAAGAAACAGAAGTAGAATTTCCGTGGGATAAAACATTAATACCTTCAGAAGGTAATTGGGACGCAGGACTAAACAGATATTTAGATAACAAAGGGTTCTTATCTAATAATACTAAACTACAGGATTCTTTATTTTATCAAAAGTTTTCTTATAATATTAAAACAGGTAAAAACCTAAGCGAATGGAAACACGCATTTGATAGACTTATACACCCAGCTGGATTTATATTCTTTGGAGAAATTTTAATTCTTACCCAATTAACACGTTCAGCTTTAGGTGATAATACTAGAATAAGTAGTACAGTATTAGGTGATGGATTAGTTCAAGATCCTAATAACCCAGGACAACAATTTAGAATTAGAAATGTTTATCCAAGAACAAATAGAAAAACATTATCATCAATGCCAGGCGAACAACCTGGTGTTATAGGTTTAGAGGATTTACCATTATTAGTAGAAATGTTTGCCGCTACATTTATGCCAAACATTGTAGCAAAGATAGACAGAAACGCAAGATTTTCAGTAGATCTAAATAGTAATGGTACAATAGGCAGTATAAATATAGTAGATGGAGGATTTGGTTATCCAAGCGCACCAGCTATTACTATATCAGGAGATGGTGGTTCAGGTGCAGCAGCAACTTGTACAATCGATGAGAATGGTATTGTAGAAACAGTTACAGTTGGACAAGCTGGATCTGGATATACAACAGCAAGTGCAAGTCCAGCAGCTAATCCAGATAAGGGTAAAGTCAAAACTATATTCTTAAGTAATCAAGCTGATAAGGAATATACTGTTAAACCTACTCTTATATTTGATGACCCAACTTCAGTTGATGCTGATGGTAATCCATTAGCTACTAACGTAACAGCAACAGGAACTGTTATATTAGATGGGGATATAGATAATACATCAGGAAAAATTACTGCGGTACAAATGGATGTATTTGGTAATGGATATATAACTGATCCTAAGATTAGGATTAGCTCTGCTTCATCTGGAGAGCTTAGAGCCCAAGAGGTAAAAGAGATTGCAATAATAATGCTAAATCACGTAGCAAATATTGATCCTCATTCTCCAGGGTTTAGAACATTAACGGGTAATAGTTATTTTAACCGAAAACAAGATAACTATTATACAACTAAAAAATTTAGAGATGGATATCCTATCAGTTTTTATGGGGACAAAACCATAGAAAGTAGATCTGAAAGTGATATAAATAGATATAACGTGAAAACAATTATTAATCAGGAATAAAAAATGGCAGCAATAATAACAACACCTTTTAGAGTGGTTAATGCAGAAAACTTTAAGGAAGATATTGCCGAATCCTCAGTTTATGTGGGTATAGGTAAATCAGATGTTTGGTCAACGAACACATCAGACTTAACAGATGCAGCAACCCCTTTTACACCACAGGATCGTTTAGACGATCTTCACGAAGCATACCAAAATATGATTGGTATGAAAAAAATAGCATCAAGTGATGTATCACACATTGTAAATAGATATACATGGTCAGCTAACACAGTATACCATGCATGGGATTCAGACGATTCTGCAATATACGACAAAAAGTTTTATATAATCACATCTGAATTCAAAGTTTATAAGTGTATTATTTCACCAGGTACTAATTCAACAGAAGAACCAACACACATTAATACTGATCCAACCGCAGAATCAGATGGTTATACTTGGAAATATCTGTACACAGTCACAGTGACTGACGCAGAAAAATTCCTAACAACATCTTATATGCCGGTTGCATCACAGTTCATTCCAGTCACTGCAACAGTTAATGGCGCAGTTTCTAGTTCAACAAGTGTCACAATAGACGCTGGAGAGAATAATGAATTTATTAAAATAGGACAAAGAGTTGATGGAACTGGCGCATCTTCTGCTCCAACGGTTACAGCAATTTCAGCTAACAAACTTGTAATTACTTTATCAAGTGCACAATCTATATCAGATGGCGCTACACTTACATTTGGAAGATTAGCAGATACAGATGTTAACTTTGCAAACCAAACAGCTCAAATGAATTCAGGAGACACAACTAAAACAGCAGTAGCTGGTATTGAAAGGTTTGAAGTTACAAATCAAGGTTCAGGATATACATCGGCAACAGCAACTATTACTGGAGACGGTACTGGTTGTCAAGCTTCAGTCACAGTAGCTGGAGGAAAGGTTACAGGATTAACTATTTCTTCTGAAGCAAATAAAGGAGATGGTTATACAGTAGCAGACGTAGTTATATCTGGAGACGGAACTGGCGCAACAGCAAGAGCGGTTATAGCTCCTCCAGGTGGACATGGTACAGATCCAATCAGTGAACTTGGAGCTTTCTTTGTAGCAGTTAATACACAATTATCAGGTTCAGAATCTGGTGACTTAACTGTTGGAAATGATTTTAGACAAATTACTTTAATTAAGAAACCAAAAGCTTTTGGAAGTAATGCTACACTTACATCAACAACAGCTAGAGTAAGAAGGTCTCTAGTATTAGCGTCAGGCGCATCTTTAACAGGATTCGCAGTTGACCAAGTTATAAATGGTTCTAGTTCAAGTGCTAAAGCATATTTAGCAGAGATAGATACCACTAATAAGATATTATATTATTATCAGAATTCTAAAACAGGGTATGGAAACTTTGTGCAAGGAGATACAATTACAGGAACAAATCCATCTGGCGGATCTGCAGCATTAGATCAAACAAATGCAACATCATGGTTCGGCACAGCAGGAAACGGATATGGCCCAGAGGTTACAATGAATTCAGGAGAATTATTATTCCTAGAAAACAGAGCACCTATTAATAGATCCTCATCACAGATAGAAGATATTAAACTGATTATTGAATTCTAATTAAAAGAGAGAAATTATGCCAATAACTAAAGTTAAAAACTATGCCATAGCACCATATCATGATGACTATGACGAAAGTAAAAATTATCATAGGATCTTGTTTAGACCTGGATTTGCAGTACAAGCTAGGGAGTTAACACAACTACAAACAGCGTTACAATCACAAATAGACAGAGTCGGTCAATATAGTTTTAATGATGGTTCAAGAGTCGTTGGTGGTAAAGTTAGTATTGATACAGAAAGAGATTTTGTTAAGTTAACTTCTACTACTAACGTTTCAGAATTTGTAGGAACAACTATTACAGGTGGAACAAACGGTGTTCAAGCCGATGTACTAGAAGCGGTTGCTGCTACTGGTAGTGACCCAGATACACTTTATATAAAATATAAAAGTTCTGGTACTGGGAAAACAACTAAGCTATTTGCAAATGGCGAAAGTATTACAAATGGTTCTAAAACAGCAACTCTCGCATCTTCGGCAGCGACCGGAAAGGGATCGAGGGTAAGTATTGAAGAAGGTGTATACTTTATTTCTGGTACAATGGCTTATGTGGCATCTGAATCTTTAATTTTAGACAAATATACAAACACACCTAATTATATTATAGGTTTAAAAGTCACAGAGTCATTAGTAGACAGTTCAACAGATAACACATTAGTAGATAATGCGCAAGGTACACCTAACTTTGCAGCTCCAGGCGCACACAGATATAAAATTGGTACTGAACTAATTAAAGAATCTTTAACATCTCCAAACGCAACACATAATAATTATATTATATTAATGAAAATTAAGAATGGTGTTGTACAAGTAGAGACACAAGATAGAACAGCTAATACAGAATTAACTACAAGATTAGCTAGACGAACACACGAAGAATCTGGTAACTATACGGTCACACCTTTATCATTAGATGTAAGAGAACATTTAAATGATGAAGCAGGAAACAATGGTTTCTTAACAGCTGGAAGTGGTGGATTAGCTACTAAACTGGCAATCGGGGTCGAGCCCGCCATCGCGTACGTGCAAGGGTATAGATTAGAAAACTTAGCTACAAAATATGTTGCAGTAGATAAACCAAGAACACACGTAAATGAAAATGATGTAAACACATCTTTACCAGTTGGTAACTATGTTAAGGTTACTTTAAGCACTGTTTTAGGTATGCCAGATATTAATGGTTATAAAACATGTGAATTAAGAAACAATTCAAATACAAAGATTGGTACAGCAAGAATAAGAGGTCTTGAAGAATTCTCATCTACTATCGCAAAACTATTCTTATTTGATATAGTTATGGATTCTGGTCAAACTTGGTCTAACGTAAATAAAGTATTCCAGGATAATGCTGATTCAAACCATCAGGACTTTTCAGCAACTATGACAGCAACAACCAACAATCCAAGATTCGATGTTGGCCAAAACAATTTAGTATTTAAATTACCATTTGATGCAGTAAAAAGTTTAAGAGATTCAACTCCAACAGACGAATTAAAATATCAAGTTAGAGTACAATTACAAGGACAAGTATCTGGTACAGGAACAAGTGCTAAAGTTACTTTCTCTAACTTACCTGGAACATTAGCATCACAATCAGATATATTCTTAACAGTTGGAAATAATGCAGCAGTTGCAGTACCAGTTGGAGCAGTTAATACTAGTGTTGGTGCTGGTAACTTAGAAATACAAAACAATTCTAATCTAATTTCTACTATGGCTTCTGGCACACCATACGTTCAAGCAATTGCTACTATCGCAAAATCAGCATCTAGTGGATTAAGAAGTAAAACAAAAACAACACAATCAGCAACTAATTTCTCATTTGATGGAACAAACCCTGTTCCTTTAAACCAAACAGACGTTTTAAAAATTAACACACTAACAGTTGGTGGTGTAGACTTTAAAGATAAATTTACTTTAGATAACGGTCAAAGAGATAACTACTATGAAGAAGCTAGACTTATCCCAATCGGATCACAAGCAGCTGCAACATTAAGTGTTTCATTTGATTACTATGAACACGGAGAAGGAGATTATTTCTCAGTAGATTCATATCACAACAAAACTTTGGCAGCTCAAGGTAATGCTACAGAAATTGCTAAGTACGAAGAGATTCCAGTATTTAACGGATCAAACGGTACTGTCGAGCTTAGAGATTGTATAGACTTTAGGCCTACAAAATCTTTTGCAGGTTCTATTACAGCAGGTCAAGAATTTACAACAGGAACTGGCGCATCTAATAATCCAGCCGATACACCTAAACCAGGTTCAGTAGGAATAGCAGATATATCACACTATCTAGGAAGAATTGATAAACTTTATATGGATAGAGAAGGCGCATTTAAAATTATAAGTGGTGTTGCTGATACAAATCCAAAAGTACCAGAAGATGTACCTGATAGTATGACAATATTTAATTTACATTATCAACCGTATGTGTTTGATAAGAACGATTTAGTTCCAGTAAAAATAGATAACAAACGTTATACTATGAAAGATATTGGTGGATTAGATAAAAGAATTAAGAACTTAGAATACTATACTTCACTATCACTATTAGAAAAAGATGCACAGAGTATACAGATTCCAGATGGAACAGACGAAAGATTAAAAAATGGTATTGTAGTTGATGGATTCTTTGGACACAATGTTGGTAATGTAACACATCCAGACTATCACGTTTCAATAGACAAATCAAATGGTATATTAAGACCTATGTTCTATGAAGATAATGTTAACCTTGTTAAAACCGCTACACAACATAGTGGAATGAAAACAGGTTCATTAGTTCATTTACCATACACAGAAACAACTTATATAGATCAACCATACGCAACAACATCTGAATTTGTTAACCCATACAATGTATTTGTTTGGGGTGGAGATATGAAACTATCACCAGAATCAGATGAGTGGAAAGATACAGATACAAGACCAGACGTTGTTATTGATGACGAAGGTGTATATGACCAATTAGTTCAAATGGCAGATGAATCCGGTATATTAGGAACAGTCTGGAACGAATGGGAAACAAACTGGACAGGCGTAGAGTCAAGTACAACTACAGAAACAAATTGGATTGACGAAGGAGAAGGAACAGTTTGGAGCAGATTAAGACGTAGAAGAAATAGACAAGGGTTTGCAACAACATCTGTTACTGCTACAACTACTACACAACAACAATCTAGGTCAGGTATAAGAACAACCGTAGTACCTGATACACAATTAAAAGAATTAGGTTCAAGAGTCGTAGAAACAAACTTTATACCTTTTATTAGGTCAAGAGAGATATTCTTTAAAGCAGAAAGATTAAAACCAAATACTAAAATGTTTGCTTTCTTTAATGGAACAAACGTGACTGACTTCTGTTCAGAGACTGGCGGTTATAAAGAATGGTCAGACGAAACTAATCTAGTTAGCTATAGAGGAGCAACGGTTCATTCGGCTAATACAGATTTAATTACAGACGCATCAGGTAAAGTAGAAGGTTCATTTAGAATACCACATAACTCTACACTGAAATTTAAAACAGGTACAAGAGAATTTAGATTAACAGACGATTCATCAAATAATAAATCAAACGAAACAACATTTGCAGAAGCATTATATCACGCACAAGGTTTACTTGAAGTAAAAGAAAATGTTATAATGTCAACAAAGGTACCTAGATTCGTATCAACAGAATTAACTGATGAAAGAGTAATTGAAGAAACATCTATTACCAGATTTACAGAACCAGTAGAATGGGTAGATCCATTAGCACAAACATTTATTATTGATACAGTTGGAGGTATATTTGCTTCATCAGTAGATCTATTCATTCAGGCAAAAGACGCAGCTATACCACTAAACGTTTCTATACGTTCAGTTGAAAATGGTATACCAACACAGCAAATCGTTCCTGGTTCAAGTGTAAACGTTTATCCTGATTCAAGTATGGGAACATCAACAGATGGTTCAACAGCATATAATATTCCGTTTGAACACCCAATCTATCTTGGACAAGACCAAGAATATGCTATTGTATTAATATCCAACTCTGATGCTTACAAAGTATTCATAGCAGAAACAGGTGGATTTGATTTACAAAACCAAGCTAACAGGGTAACAAAACAACCATACAACGGTGTATTCTTTACATCACAGAACGCATCTACTTGGACACCAGAACAAACAAAAGATCTTAAGTTTAAATTAAAAAGATGTAGTTTCTCACAGACATCAGGTACAGTTACATTACAAAATGATAAAGTACCAGCTAGGATATTACCAGGTAATCCATTTAACTTTATTTCAAATAGTACAAATACTGTTATAAGAGTAAATCATCCAAACCATGGTATGTACGGATCAAACAGTAAAGTTACATTGGA